TCGGCTAGCCCCGCCGCGATGCCAGCCTTGCCACGGTAGAGGCCTGCCTGGGTGTCGATGACTTGCTGCACGGACAGCCCCCGGTACTCAGCCACGGCGTTGACGAACAGCTGATAGCTCTCCTGCACCAGGTCGTTCAGCACCTTCAGCGACTGGTCGCTGATCGGCTCATGCGGCGTCAGGTCGTTCTTGTGCGAGCCGGCGTAGACGGTGGTCACCTTCACGCCGAGCTTTTCGTTCATCTGGCTGCGGTCGTAGTGGCTGGCGATGACGCCAATTGAGCCGACCCCACTAGTCTGGCTGACGACGATCTCGCTGCAGGCCGCCGCGATGATGTAGCCGCCGCTGTAGCCGCTGAAGTTGATCACCCCAGTGATCGGCTTTTGCTGGGCCATGGCTCGAATGTCCGCAGCCAGCTCGAAGGCACCGGTAGCGGCGCCGCCCGGGCTGTCGATGTCCAGCACGATGTGCTCGACCATCGGATCAGCGACCGCTGCGCGAAGCTGCTGGCGAAGCCCTTCGTAGCTGGTCATGGTTTCGCAGGGCTGCAGGTGCGCCCCGCGGCTGACCAGCACACCGTGCACATCGATCACCTGAATGCCGGTGCGCGCGATGGTCTGCCGCCGGCTTTCCTCAGCCAGCGCCAGGCGGTCGCTGTGCCCTTCGTCCTCCATCATCCGGGCGCCGTCACTGGCACCGATGTTGACGATGTTCAGACTCATCGCCTGGTTGGCCCAGCGCACGCCCAGTTCGAGCATGTCAGGGGTAATCAGCAGCGGCTGGTTGAAGAGCAGGCTGGCTGCTCTGAGATAGGCTTTCATTGCGCCAGGATCCTCTCGATTTCAGCGTGCTGCAGTTCGAGCTGCGCGCGGACGTTGGGGTTGTTCAGGTCGGGCATGCCCTTGCCGGCATCGACCATGTTCAGCGGCTGCAGGTACACATCGCCGCCGGCAACCGGTGGCATGTTCTCGAGCCGCCGAATGTCGTTGACGCTCAGCCAGCCCCATTGACGGCCAATGGCGTACGACTCGTAGCGGCTCTTCTGGTCGCCGCGCAGCAGGCCGGACAGGTTGAACTCGATGAAGTGGTCGCGCCGATCCTTGGGCAACAGGAAGTCACGCATCATCGATTGCTCGTGACGCTTGACCCACGGCAGCAAGGCGAAAACCACGAACTGGATCAGCAGCTGTTCCAGCGTGTTGTAGTTCGACTTCTCCAGATCGTTGACCATCGGCAGCGGGATCTTGTAGATCCGCGCTACGTCGGTGCCGCTGAGCTTGAGGATGTTGACGATGTCGGCATCGACGTGGCTCATGCTGATCGGCTTGAAGGCCATGCCTTCCTGCAGCAGCGCGACCTTCTTGGCGTTGTCCATGCCGCCGTACTTGTCACCCCACTGATCCAGAATGCGATCGATGCTCGCCTGATCCTTGATCGGCGGCGCCTCGCGGGGCCGTTCGATGACGCCGGAAACCGCCGCACCATTGGCGAAGCTCTTGCCGGTGTACTGGCGTACCGCCTGCGCCAACCCCACCGCTTCGGCGTGCAGCTCGATGGGCGACAGCCCGGTGTAGTGGTTGACCGTGTGCCAGCGCACATGGTGAACCATGCGCATCGGCAGCCGCTCCGGATGGTTGCCCACCTGGTAGTAGGGCAGCATGTCGCCGCCCTTGTAGGTGATCACCTTACTGGTATCCAGCGGCCAGAGCGCAGCCACGTTGCCGTCGTCGCGCCGTTCGATCAGCTGAAAGCCGTTGCCGCGCAGGCCCGCGGAGAGCTGGGTGCACTCGCGCAGTTCGTACGGCGTTTGAAAGCCGTTGGGCTGGTAGCGCAGCACGTCGTACAGAGGATGGTTGATGGCCGCTTCGCGTTGGCCCTGCCCTTGCCGGCGGTACAGCTCGAGCGGCAACTGGCCGATGGATTCGGCCAGCAGGGTGACGCAGTTCTGCAGCACCGGGATGCCCAGCGCCGTTTCCGGCGTGACGACCATCCCGCTGCTGTTCTTGCCGCGGCCAATCAGCCCGCGCCACCAGTCGTTGCTTTCGGTGATGCTGCCGCGCGTGTCGCCGAGAAGGCTGGAAAAGAACATATCAGCCCCCTTTTGCGTTGAGTTTGGCAGCAGCGCGGTCGGCCAGATAGGACCAGCCGAGCAGCCCACCACCGGCCACCATTAGCGCGGCGGGGATGTTGAGCAGGGCGACACCCGCCACCAGCAGGCCGAACCCAGCCAGCCCGGCCAGCCAGGAAAGCACCATCAGTTTCATATGCCCGTGCCTTCTTCGTAGATTGAGGTGCCGCTGCTCACGCTGCCGGCGCCGCTGATGCCGGTCGCCATGATCGCGGCGACGATGCCATCGATACGGCCAATCGCCTTTTGCTTGTCCACTTTGCGGTTGCCGGCTGGGTCCGACACGGTGATGGCATTACCTGCGTTCCAGGTCAGGACCGGGTTGCCGTCGTGCCGCAGCGTTTCGACTTCCGCCGCCTCGCGCGGTACCAGTTGGTAGTCGCAGGGGTCCAGGTCGAGCACGTCAGGTTCCGCAACGGTACCCAGCAGGCGCCGCTCAAACTCATCCACCGCCGGCCCCATATCCTTGAAGCCTTGGCCGAACGGGGTCAGCTCGGGGAGCGTGATGCCGTGTTCGTTCATCAGCTCGCGCAGGTCTTCGATGCGCCAGCGGTCGTAAGCGATCTGGTGCACCTCGAAGTAGTCGCAGATCGTCTGCAGCCTGCGCAGCACATGCAGCTTGCTGATGGCCTTGCCCGGCGTGGTTTCGAGATGGCCTTCCTTGATCCAGACGCTGTAGGGCACCTTGTCGCGGCGCTCCCGCTCCTCCAGCTGATGATCCGGAATCCAGAAGTACGGCAGCAGCCGCCAGTGCGGGTCGGCCTCGATCGGGTAGAACAGCAACGCGAACGCCGTGAGGTCGGTGGTACTCGACAGGTCGAGCCCCGCCACCGCAGGGCGGTTGCGCAGCAGGCGCATGGGCACGCGCTCTTCGGCGGCGCTCCAAACGTCCCAGCCGATCCAGGGGTTGTCCGCCTGGGTCCACTGGCAGAAGTTCAGGCGGCGCACGACCGCCTCTTTCGCCGGAAGGCCTCGCGCTTCGGCCACCTGTTCGCGCAGGTACTTGCGGCCGGGAATGCCCTCGGTTTGCCGCTCCGGATCAGCTACGAAGTCCAGCGAGGGGTTGACCTTCGCCCAGCAGCTCTCATCGGTGAACGGGTCGTCGCCTTCGTCCAGGGAGCAGATGAAGGCGAACAGGCTGTCGTTGTCCTCGATGCCAGCGCAGATGCGTTTGCCCAGTTCGTGGTACTGACCGCAGACGCTGTTCTTGTCGCTGCCGCTGTTGGTGATCATCACGATCATGGCGCGGCGGCGGTTCTTCGTGCCGGCGCGCATCATGTTTACGGCGGTGGCGCTCTTGTGCTCGTGCAGCTCGTCGAGCAGACCGATGTGCGGACGCGGGCCGGACTGGCCATCGTCCGAGCTGATCGGCCGGAAGAAGCTATTGGTGCTCG